TTGGCATTGAAAAAAGGTTTGATAAAATAAAAAAGTTTCCGACATATTACCTGTTCTGCCGAGTTAAAATAGTATTGTAAGTTAGTAGGCTTACAACAACGGCATGAGAGACGGTAACTGTACGCGGCCCGTGAAGAAGCCCATAGAACGCAGAGCACCATATCTGTAGACTTGGGGTAGCCTTACCGTTGGGGTGAAACGTTCAAACTTAGCGCTTGGACATTGCCCTGCCGTTGGGGTAATACAGCGGCAATAATGGAGCAGTACTCAAACGGCTAAGAGAGCAGTCTTGAAAACTGATAGGGCGTAGGGATACGCTGTGTGGGTTCGAATCCTACCTGCTCCGCCATACGGAAGGTTGGCGTAATTGGTAGCGCAGCGCCCTGCTAAGGCGTCAGTCGAGCAATCGGCTTACAAGTTCAAGTCTTGTACCTTCCGCCAATTTAATCTACATAAATAATTCGGCATTAAAAAATCGATAAAATACGGTAATATATATCAAAATTTAGCATAAAACTTAATATAAAGGCACTTAACTTAGGTTAGGTGTTTTTTTATTTGCAAAGGTGGTGAGGAGATGACAAAAGAAAGAACATTAACAGAGAAAGAAGAAAGATTTTGTCTTTCTTTTGCCAAAACAGCGAATGCAACTGCAGCAGCTATAGAAGCTGGATATAGCAAGAATTCTGCAGGAGTAACAGCATCAAGAAAGCTAAGAAAGGCTAATATTAAAGCTCGACTAAAAGAACTTGCAGCAAGGAAAGACAAGAAAAACATAATGGATATAAATCAGCGACAGGAATTACTAACAAAGATCGCCACAGAAGAACCTGATCCAAATGCAAGGATAAGGGCAATAGATACTTTAAATAAAATGGATGGTCTATACATACAAAAGCATGAGGTCGAAATAAAGAAAAGCCTTGCGGCAATTATTGAGGAAATAGATGATGCTTAGTCAACAAGACGCCGAATTTTTGAAAAAGAAAATCCCACAATGGCGAAAAGATCCTGCTCGTTTTGTGAAAGAAGTATGGAGAGTTGAGCCAACAGATCAACAAAAGGAATTTCTACAGGCAATAGCTAAGCCGGGAGCTAAGGTTAGTGTTAAGTCTGGACATGGTACAGGAAAGACTACTTGTTTTGCTTGGATTATTCCTTGGTTTTTAACGTGCTTCGCAAAAGCTAAGATTCCTGTTACAGCTCCCACAAGCGCACAACTTAAAGATGCTTTATGGGCAGAGCTAAAAATGTGGTGGAATGCTATGCCAGTGCAACTGCATGATTTATTTGAATGGACTAATGACCATTTTACTTGTGAGACAGGGAGCTTTGCTATGGCAAGAACAGCAAGCAAGGATAGACCAGAGGCATTGCAAGGTATACACGCTGATAATATTTTGTTTTTGGTAGACGAGGCGTCGGGCGTGTTTGAAGAGGTCTTTGTAACAGCAGGAAGTGCTTTGTCGGCAGAAAATGCAAGAGTAGCAATGGCGAGTAATCCTACAAGAGTAACTGGTTATTTTTACAATAGCCACAATATAAACCGCCACTTTTGGGAAAAACTTACATTTAATGGCGAAGAAAGTCCAAGAGTTTCAAAACAGTATATAGAAAGTATTGCAAATGAATATGGACGAGACAGTGATGTATATCGAGTTCGTGTTCTTGGTGAATTTCCTAATGCAAGTGATTTACAATTTATTAGCTTAAAAATTGTTGAAGAAGCTAAGAACAGAAATATTAGGAAAGAACAGTTTAACTTTGCGCCTACTATTATTGGGTGCGATCCAGCATGGACTGGACCTGATGAGTTGGTAGTTTACTTGAGGCAAGGCCTCTATAGTAAACGATTATATACTTGTTTAAAGAATGATAACGATATTGTTACAGCAGGTATTATTGCTAGATTTGAGGACGAATATAATGCTGATGCTGTATTCATAGACCAAGGATATGGAACAGGTATATGGAGTGCGGGCGAAACAATGGGCAGATCTTGGAATCTTATTGCATTTGGTGGAAAATCTTCTGATTTGGGTTATGCTAATAAACGGGCTGAGATGTGGGGAAATATGAAAGAGTGGTTAATTAATGGTGGTGTAATTGAAGATGATGAAATTTTAACTAATGATTTGATAGGCCCTGAAGCTGGTGTTAATTTAAAAGGACAAATACAGCTTGAATCTAAGGATGATATGAAGAAAAGAGGTCAACCATCTCCTAATAGAGCGGATGCATTGGCCTTAACTTTTGCCTACCCTGTAATTAAAAAAGAATGTTATTTGGGGAATAATAGGCAGCAGTCGTATGATCCGTTTGCCGGTATGTGAAGGGAGGTGAGACTATGCATAAGATTATGATGCAGTTACATGGTGGCGGCGGTGGAGGTGGCAGTGTTGAGCCTATAAAACAAAGCGCACCTGGCAGTACAGCAGCGGCCACTATTGATAGTGCGACAGAGGGAGAGAGACAAAGCCTGCTTCAAAAACTCTCTAAAGCTCGTGGAAGAAGCTATACCAATAAGACTGGTGGGCAGCTTACCTCTGATAGTGTCAAGAAAATGTTGTTGGGAGAATGATTATGGATATCAAAGATATGCTGCGTGACAGCGATAAATTAAGACGAAAACAACATACTATCTCCCAGCTTTATACATTGCGCAGCCAATATGAGCCAACGTGGAGGATGCTAAGCCGCTATATAAATCCGACAAGGGGCAGGTTTGAAGAAGATATCCAAAGCACAGAAGGGCATAGACGTGACGAATACCTTATAGACCCACATCCCCAAAAAGCAGTTGGTAAATGTGCGGCTGGTATCCACAGCGGGTTGACATCGCCGTCAAGGCCTTGGTTTGAGCTTGGTTTGCAAGATGAAGAAAAAGCTAATTACCACGCTGTAAGGATGTGGTTAGATGATTGCCAGGAGATTATGAGCAGCATTTATTCTAAGAGCAATGCTTATAATATGCTGCAGCAGATTGAGGCTGAAATGGCTCAATTTGGTACAGGGGCTTCTCTGATGCTGGAAGACTACAATTATGGCATATGGATGAGGCCGTACACCTGCGGTGAATATGCTGGCGGTGTAGATGCAAGGGGAAGAGTTTATACGTTCGCTAGACGCTTCAGGTTAAGCGCAGACCAAATCGTTAAAGAATATGGTATTGATAACGTATCGGAAAGCGTGAAATCTGCTTATAATAACGGAAATATCACAACATACTTTGATATTGAAATGCTTATAGAGCGTAATGATGATTATGATCCTAACAAATTGGCTTTAGGCAATTTCCCCTGGCGCTCATATCACTATGAAAAAGGTGCTAATGACAAATTCCTGAAGATATCAGGTTTTAGGGAATGCCCGTTCCTCATGCCACGCTGGACCTTGATTGCAAATGGTGTATATGGCTCTGGACCTGGACATAATGCTTTGGGCGATTGTATGCAGCTGCAGAAGATTGAGAAGAATAAACTTAGGGCTATTGATAATGCTGCAGATCCGGCGATGGCATTTCCTGCTTCAATGAAGAAGCTTGACAGAATGCCAGGAGGACTAAATTTTTATCCTGATGGAACTGTACAGCAGGCTTATCCACTTGTAGACCCAAGAGCAAAGGCTTATGAAGGCATAGGAGCCTTGTCTCTGGAGAAACGGCAGTCGATATCTGAAACGTTCTATAATGATTTGTTTATGATGATTACATCTCAGGACGGACCTCAAATGACTGCGCGTGAGATTGCAGAGCGGCATGAAGAAAAGCTCCTGATGTTGTCCCCGGTACTTGAGCAAATGCACAATGAGGTTTTAGAACCTATGACGCTTCGCACTTTTGATATTTGCTTGAGACATGGGTTGTTTCCGCCGATGCCGGAGGAAATTGACAAAAGCGAATTAAAAGTATCCTTCATTTCTATCTTGGCTCAAGCCCAGAAAATGGTTGAAATACCTGCTATTGAGCGTACAGTTGGATTTGTTGGTAATCTTGCTGCTGCTCAGCCTGAAGTGCTTGATATCATCAATCTTGATGAAGCTGTACGAGGTTTTGCAGAATCTACTGGTGTCAAAGAAAAGATAGTGCGTGATGAAAACGAAGTAGCTGAACTTCGCAAACAACGTGCTCAGGCACAGCAGGAACAAATGCAAGCTGAACAGATGGCTGCTGCTGCGCCTGCTGTTAGGGATTATGCTGATGCGGCCAGGTTGATGAGTGAAACACCTGCTAATGGTGGCAATGCATTAGATCAATTGCTGGGAGGCGGGATTTAATGAAAAACAAAAAAATGAATATGCTTGCACAACAAGCGCTGGACGACTTGGACGTTATTATGCGGACCGAGAACGGACGGCGTTTTATTTATGCCATTTTGGAAAGCACAGAGGTCGAAACAGCGGTTTTTTCAGCTGAGCCATACTTCAATGCTTTCTTATCAGGTAAACGTGCTGTAGGCGTTGATTTGTTAAAGAATATCCGGATGCTGAACGATGGGCATTCTTTAGAGATGCTGATGCGTAATGAAGCAGAGAGCGCTAGACACCCTCCTGATTTAGAAGATGATGACCTTTTTAAAGTAGATAACGACATAGCGGAGGTAAGACATGAATAAGTTTACACAAATGTTTTTTGAAGCAGATGGTGCTGGTGGAGGCGGTGACCCTGCTCCTTCTGGTGACCCGTTTGTAACAGAACCTGCTCCGGAAGTTGAGCCGAGTGGAGAGGCAACGCCTGCAGGTGACGGTGATCCTGTAACTACACCTAAAAATGTATTTGATGATCCTGTGCAAGAGCCTGTTGTTCCTGATAAATATGAATTCAACCTACAGGAAGGGCTGGAACTTTCGCCTGAACTGGAAGCTGATTTTACAGCGATTGCTAAAGACGCAAAGCTTACTCAGGAGCAGGCTACTAAGCTGATTGATTTGCATAGCAAAGTAGTTTTAGACGTTATGCATAAGCAGGAGGAAATTGTAGACGGTTGGACTGCTGAATGTCAAAAGCAGGGGCTTATTTCTCGTGAGAACATTGCTGCTGCTAAATTAGCTGTTAATACTTTTGGCGGTGGTGAGGCTATGCAGGTACTTGTAAATACAGGTGTGGCCAATCATCCGGCAATACAAAAAATGCTGCAAAACATTGGAGGCTTGCTTATGGAAGACCAACCGCCTGATGGGCAAGCACCTAAATCTAAGGAACCGGCCGACGCCGAGCTGTTTTTTTCCGGCGGTGGGTTCAAATAAAAATATTAAGGAGTGGTAAATAATGCCAGATTTGACAGGTTTCGCAACCCTTCAAGACTTTGCGTCTCGTCAAGGGTTCGACAAAAAGTATCAAAAAATTATTGAACTGCAAAGCAAAACAAATAAGATTTTAAGAATTATGAAGTTCAAAATGTGTAACTCTAAGGATTCTGAACTAGCTACATTACGTTATTCTTTGCCGGATGTAGCGTGGAGAATGATTAATCGAGGGACTAAGCCGAGCAAGTCTAAAACTAAGCAAGTATCTTTTACTTGTGGCGAGATGGAAGCGCTGGCTGAAATCGACGAAAAGCTTGCACGAAAGAACAATATGCAGGCTTCTTGGATGATGAGCGAGAATGCTGCCTTTCTTGAAGCAATGAACCAAGAAATGGCGACTACGCTTTTCTATGGCGATGAGAAAATCAATCCTGCAGGATTCACTGGTTTAGGCGCTTATTTTTACAGTAAGGCTAATCAGGAGGATATTTGGGCAGACCAAATCATTGATTGTGGTGGCAAGGGTGATAACCTGACTTCTGTATGGTTTGTAGGCTTTGGAGAGCAGCAGGTATACGGCTTGTTCCCAGAAGGCGATACAGCAGGTTTTACTTATGAGTATTTGGGCAAACAAAAAGTAACGAACGATAACGGCGAAGTATTCTTTGCTCATACTAGCAAATATAATTGGTCCATGGGCCTTGCAGTTAAAGATCCTCGTTATGTTGTGCGTTTGGCCAATGTTGATTTAAAAGATCCTGCTACTACTACAATCTTCGACAAATTGATCGAGGGTTATTATCAGATTGAAAATCCTGATAATGTCAATTTGCAGATCTTCTGCAATAAGCAGTTTGAGGCTTTTATGGCTAAGGCTGCACGTAATGACAAAAATACTATGCTGTCTATTGATACAGTTGAAGGAAAACCTGTTGTTAATTTCTGGGGCGTTCCGTTCCAGCGTTGCGCAGCTATTCTGAATACTGAATCTCAGCTTGTTTAAAAAGGAGGAATATAAAATGGCACGTATTGATGCTCAATTATTGCTGTCTGAGAATCAGGCCGTTACCGGCACAGACGCAAACAGCAATGTTATTGATTTAGGAAGTACAGGCGGGTTTATGCATCCGCTGTACTTTGACGTAAAACTGACCACACCAATGACTTCTGGCAAGATTACTAAGGTTAAAGTACAATCTGCTGCAACTGAGGGGTTTGATAGTCCTGCTGATGAGGTTGAGGTAAGTGTACCTGATTCTTTGATTCAAACAAGGGCTTGTACTGTGGCACAATTCTTTTCTCCAATCAAATATGGTAATCGTTATATTAGATTGGTTTACACCGCTAGTGAGGCTGTGGGCGGCAAGGTCTTTGCTTATATGACTGACGGCATCCAGGTAACTTTATAATGGCTACTTACAAAGTAAAGCGTAATTGTTTTACTTTGGGTCGTATGTATAGGCGTGATGATATTGTAACGCTTGCAGATAATATTAAGGTTCCTGAACATTTTGTGAAACTTAATAGACCAGCAGCAGTATCTTCCGGCAATGACGATCCGCGTTATCTCCAATATGAAGCAATGAACTTTAATGATTTAAAAGAATTGGCCAAAGAACAGGGAATAAAAACAAGTCAGAAATCCAGGGAAGCTATTATTAATGAATTAGTGGCACTGGCGCAAGATTAAATCAGCCGGGGGCATATGTCCCCGGCTTTCTTTATAACAGAGGTGAAATTATGGATAAGGTTGAGATTTGTAATATTGCACTTAATCATATAGGCGTAGCTACAATAGAACGACTTGACGAAGCCAGCGAGCCGGCACGAGTATGCCGTCGCTGCTATGACTATGTTAGACAGGCCGTGTTAAGGAAATTCCCCTGGACATTTGCTACAAGAAGTGTACAGTTAGCTGCTCTTCAAGATGTGCCTCCTAACTGGAAGTATGCATATCGTTACCCTGCTGATGCAGTATGCCTGAGAATGATGTATAATGAACATTTTTGTGGTCTGCCGAGGGATAACCAATATAAAATCGTTTCGGATAAACAGGGGAAAGCTATTTATACTAATATCGGCAATGCCTGGATTGAATACACTGTAGATGTTACCGACGCAGATTTATATGATGCTCAATTTGTAGAGGCATTTGGATGGAAGCTCGCTGCAGAAATTGCTTATGCGTTGACTGGCAAATTGGATTTAACGCAGATGTGTATCCAGGCTTATAACGCTTATTTTGCAGAAGCCAGTTCTACTGACGCTGATGAAGAACATTTGCTGGATCCGCACATTGACAGATTAGCGGCAGCAAGATTTACGGGGGCATAATTATGGCACTCTATCAATTAAAATCAAGTTTTGCCGGCGGTGAATTGTCGCCGTCTATGTATGGACGTACTGATATTGCTAAATATGACAGCGGAGCTGCTGTTTTAAGAAATTTTTTCGTTCTGCGTTATGGTGGCGCTGCTAATAGACCAGGCTTTAAGTTCATAGCGCAGACTTATAATAATAAAAAGGCTGTGCTAATACCATTTATGTACAGCACAGATCAAAATTATATTGTTGAAATTACTGCTGGCAGATGCCAGTTTTATACAGATGGTGGTATTGTTGTTAAAGAAGATGGCACACCATATAGCATAGAAAACTTTTTTGCTGATAAAGATTTAGAAGATGCTGCAAAAATAAAATATACACAGAGTGCTGATGTGCTTTTCATTGTTCATCCTGCACATGCACCAATGACACTTACAAGATATGGCAATTTAGATTGGCGCTTTGAGGCAATGGATATTACAGGCGGACCGTTTGATGCTTCAAAGTATAGTGAAGCAAGTGTAAGTATAAAAACACAAGCGTGGACGGTCCCTGGATCGTATGTAGCAGATATACCATCTAACGCTAAAAATATAAGTCTAGAAATTGCAGGAGCAGGCGGCGGTGGAGGTGGTGGCGGAGGTATGTTTGCCTCTAAAACTGGAGCCAATGGTGGCAGAGGAGAACTTATTGTTACTACAATGAAGGTAAGTGGCGTTAGTTCGCTAAAAATTAAGGTTGGTCGAGGCGGATCAGGTGGATTAGTAGGGAAAAACACCGATAATTCAAAAGACGTTTCTAGTGTCTTTGGTGGAGACGGAGAAGCTTCTAGTGTAGAAAATGTTTTGGCAAGAGGTGGTACCGGTGGTGGATGTGCTTATTATTATTTAGATAGTGAAGGTTACGGACATCAAAGAAATGGAACTGCTGCAACATCTTATGGGAATGGTGGACTAGGGGGAGTTGGTGCATCAAGAAACAATAATGGTTCAGCTGGAAATAGTGGATGGGTAAAAATATCTTATGGATTATCTCTTGGTGATAACACAACAGTAGAAGCATCTGATGTATATGGTGATATAACCTTGACGGCTTCTGATGATATTTTTGCAAAAAGTGATGAAGGAAGTCTTTTTGCTCTAACTCATTTTTTAGAAACAGATTATAAAAAAGGGACACCAAGCAGTACAGGCGGAAATCTGCAGGTTAGCGTATTACCGAAATCCAATGTCTATGTAGAAAGTTTTGGTTTTTGGGATGGTAATTTTAGTTTGGAAAAATATGATCCTGTTTCTTTACAATGGGTAAATGTGAGAACACAGAGCGGGAACAGAAGCCAGAATTATAGCTTGACTGAGGAGAACACGTCTGAAAGTATTGCCAGTTACAGAGTTACTTCTACTGAATTTAATACAGGTGTTTGGAGCGGTGAAAACGAGAAGCAGAGAGGCTATATAACCATTCAAAGCATCGGGGGAGATTATACGGGCCATGTATTGATCACTGAATATGTCAGTCCTACAGTAGTGAAAGGGACTGTAAAAAAACAGTTAGCTTCTACAGACGAAACCCGCGATTTTGCTTTTGCTGCTTGGAATGGTGAAAAAGGGTATCCTTCTGCAACAGGCTTTTATGAAGACCGGTTAGTCTTTGCGGGAAGTAAAGGATTTCCGCAGACATTCTGGACAAGTAAAACAGGAGACTATTATAACTTTGGAACAAGCATACCGTCTGCCGATGATGATGGAATTACGGCTACTTTAAACGGTGGACAAATGAATGGCATTAAGGCAATTATAGCTTTTGGTGAAATGCTGCTGTTAACAGCCGGCGGAGAATTTAAAGTAAGCGGCGGAGGAAAAGCCATTACAGGAAGCAATGTTTTAAGTCAACCGCAGGAATATAGGGGTGTGTCAGATGTTAATCCTGTCACTATCGGTAGCAGGATTATTTATGTGCAGCACCAGGGCAATATCATACGTGACCTTGCTTACAGCTATGATGTTGATAAATATACCGGTGATGATTTAAATTTATTGGCTTCGCACTTGTTTGAAGGGCATAAAATAATATCTATGACCTATCAGCAGATACCTAACAGTATTGTTTGGTGTGTGCGTGATGATGGTTTGCTGTTAGGGCTTACATACATCAAGGAACAGGATATCTACGCATGGCACCAGCATACCACGGCAGGCGGGAAGTTTGTTAGTGTATGTAATATCGGAGGGTCAACAGAAGATAAGTTATATGCAGTAATTGAGCGTGGCGGGCAGTATTATGTGGAAATAATGGAAAGCCGTGATAAAAGTACTAATGTAGAGGATCAGTTTTTCGTAGACAGTGGTATAACCTATGAAGGAGAGCCGACCGATGAAATATCAGGTCTTGAGCATTTAGAAGGGTATACTGTGGCTATATTAGCAGATGGAAATGTACTTCCTCAGCAAACTGTAGAAAACGGCAAGGTTCTTCTTGGAAATAAGTATAAGAAGGTACATGTAGGGCTGCCTATAGATGCGGAAATAAAAACACTGCCTATAGATTTTACCGCTCAAGATGGCACATATTTAAGTCGGAAGAAACGAATTGCTACAGTTACATTATTACTTAAAGATAGTCGCGGTGGATTGTTTGGAATGAAGGAGAATGAATTAGATGAATTTAAATGGCGCAGTAATGAAGCCTATGGGGAACCGATTGGTTTACAAACAGGTAAATTTAAAGTAACGATCAAATCTGCTACTTATGATGAAACTCAGCAGATAATAATTAAACAGCCTGATCCGCTGCCGATGACTGTATTATCTTTGATTCCGGAAATAGAAGGGTAAGGTGTATTATGGCAAAGTATGAATTTGTAAAGCCAACAAGGGCAGATGCGGAGTATATAGCGGCTAATCTTAAACCAGATAATTACAGTGAACTATTTTGTGCTATTGGCCCTAATGCTCTTGATGATATTTTAGATGGATTGAAGCACAGTGATGAAATCGGCTGTCTGCATATTGACGGCGTACCCGCTGCTGTATATGGAGTGAGAAAAGCTTCGATAATGAGCGACGAGGGTCGCGTATGGCTGCTTATGACGAAGGAAACGGAGAACCATAAGGTATTTGTCGGAAGGCAGACTAAAAAGGCTGTAAGAGGGCTTTTAAAGAGATATGACAGGTTATATAACTGGGTCAACGTTGGAAATGATAATATAATGCGTTGGCTTAAATGGCTTGGCGCAGAAATACATGAACCAGCGCCACATGGAGTTTATAATCTGCCGCATCACTTTTTTGAGTTTAGAAAGGATGATGAATAATGGGCGTAGCGGCAACAATAGGCGCCACTCTTTTGGGTGGCTTTATTTCGGGCAGAGCGCAGCAGCAGCAATATAACGCTGCCGCTCAACAGGCAGAGGTAAATGCTCAGATAGCGAATCAGAACGCAGATAAACTGCAGGCGCAGGCTGAAGAACAGTCTAAGTCAAATACTATCAACGAAGAAAATAAACGCCGGCGTATGAACGCTATGTTAAGCCAACAGAGGGCTAATATAGGCGCTTCCGGTATAACAGCTTCAGGCAGTGCGGCAAATGCTTTAGCTGACAGTGCGTATAATATGGAAACAGAGCTTGCTATCGAACGCTATAATTCAAGGCAAGGCGTTGAGAATATTTTTCAGCAGTCTACTGACCTTGTTAATCAACGTGATATCTATAATCAAAATGCACGCAATTACCGTAAAGCCGGCAAGCGTGCACTTATGAATAATATGCTTATGAGCGGGTTATCCCTTGCAGGTATTTTATACAGTCCTAAGAGCGCAGGAAAGCAAGGTGCTTCCTCCGGTTCTTCAACTCCTAGTGTAACAACAGGTGCTACATATCAATTCAACAGTAGTGGAACTGGCTATAGACAAGGCAATTACAGTTATTTCCCGATGAAGCCGAAAACTTACTTCTAAAGTGAGTTGATAAAGAGAGCATAGTTAAGTAATACGGACTGTACTTGCATTAGTACGAAATGTATTATATAATAAACAAAAAGAGATAGTCAGTGGTCGCACGCTGGCTCTCCCTCATAATTGTAAAATGTGAAAAGAGATAGTTTAACGTGTGGTAGCGTTAGCTCATCTCGTAACAAGAATGTGATTGAAAACGAGCCCGCGACCTTACGTTGGGCTTATTTTCTTGCTATTTTACGGCAAGAATAATGGTAGCCACGAGAATACCAAACGCTATCATTAGGGATAATGCTTGATATATGCTCATAGGATCACCACCAATCAGTTACGGACTGATAAGCCAACATAGTTAAACTATCTCGGACAACATTATAACACACCTTTAAGCGCTTAACAATTTGTTAAAGCGCTTTTTCTATACCCAAAAGGAGGCTAGAATATGGCAATCGACATTTTCCAAGTAGGTGCGCAGTTAGGAGCACCGGCAAGTAAAGTATCTAATGTCCGCTATGATAACAGTGGGCAGCAGGCTGTTGCAAGAGAATCATCCCAGACCGGTAGAATTATTCAGGCCGGTGTTGAGCATGTAAGAGAGCAGATCATAAGAACCGATGTTCTGCAGGCTAATAATGAGTATGTAAAACGTACTAACGATCTAAGAATGCAGTTGATGCAGAAAAAAGAAAAAGGTGCTCTTGACATTGTCGGTGAGTATGAAGCTGGTGAAAGAAAGATACGCAGCGAACTTATGGCTCAAAGTCCTCAAAGCGTAAAGTACGGCAAAGGTGCTATGTTATTTGATTACAGCACCCAGCAAACTGATAATGCTAATCGCAGAGTTTTGGGGCAATACAGAGCGCAGCAGTTTGAAGCTTGGCAGAATACTACTTATGAAAACAATCAAAATCAGATTACGACAACGCTAATGCAAAATCCAAATGATCCTCAAGCTTTGAAAGATGCTGTTAACAAAACAATCTTTAGTGTTGAAGATATATTTGGAACATATGGCGAAGAACGTGTTGAATTGGAAACTAACAAAGCGCTTGGTAGACTGGGTTCTGCAGTAATTAAACAGGCTATAGTTAACCAGGACTACACAGAAAGCAAAAGACTTGTGCGATATTTTAATGATGTTTTGACACCTGATCAGCGTAATTCTTTCAATTATATAATTAATCAGAAAGAGCAACTCGAAGACAACTATATAATGGCGAAGCAGCTTCTTGAACAGTTTGGCAGCGATGAAGAAGGTGCTAGGGCATTTATTGATAATATGGGGAAATCTTCTGCTGATGTTATGTGGTCAGCAGAGGGATCTACGTGGATCAAAAAGAATGGAGTTTCTCTAGAAGGAACACAATATGTAACTCGTAATGGTATTGCTGATTTAGGGGAATATTACAAAAAAATAACTGGTGAACCTTTATTAGTAACAAGTGGCACCGACAGTGGAAATTTACATGTTCAAGGCGAGCGTAGCCACGGTGGAGGATGGAAAGTCGATGTTGCAAGTGATTGGTTGGAGAATCCCGAAAATCGAGCTAAATTTATACAGTATGCTGAAAGCAAAGGAATTCACGTAATTGATGAATATAGTAACCCTTCTGCAAAATCTACGGCAGGGCATTTAGATTTAGACTTTACTGACTACAAAGACGGTGACAATAGTAGGAGAATAATATCCTTTGAGGATAGAGAATCGATATTTAAAACGTATAAAAATATGAAAGCCGATAGTGAGAATCGGATCAAAGCGCAGAATGATTTATTCTATAAAAACGTTAATGAAAAAATCTATACTATGCATCAACAAGGTGTGCCTTATGAATCGGTAATTGAATGGGTAAAAACCACTGCTGGCGCAAATGTTGAAGCTGGAAAGAAAATGATAACCGCAGCGGATTATTTTTATGATTCTAATGATAGAAAAGCAAGTGATGTCGAAATGAGTATTTTAAAATCTAGACTTGCAGCAGGAACATTTCCTGATTACGAATCTTTAATGCAGACATGCAATGAATTGCATTTATCGGCAGATCAAAAATATATCATGCAGGAGGAATACTCTAAATATAAAAATAACAAAGGAATTTATAAGCATGATTTAAACAACTATATTAAAGACGGCATTGTAGGCAAGGAAAATTCAAAGGCAAAAAAATCTATGTGGACAGGTGTAGAGATGCTATTACAAAGTTGGATTACCGAGGAAACAGAACGGAGAGGACGTGAGCCGGCACCATATGAAATAATAGAAAAGGGGAAAGAGTTTATGGTTAAACAGCCACTAGGCAGTATTGTTGATAAAGATTCGTGGTTAGGTTGGCGTACTGAAGTTAACTATGCGCCTGCGACTTTGGCGATGGCAGGGATTAAAGAGATTCAGCAGGCTGATGATTATTATTTCAGAGTTGTTATGAAAAATGGAGAGATAAAAGTAGTTGATCCTGATGAATTAAAAGAGATAGTAGGTGAATAAGATGCCATTTAATGAAGAAGAGTTAAATAGGGTCACATCAGAAATAAAAAATAGAGTAAATCTCAATATTTATCAACGCAATGATGTTGGTGAGTATGTCCGTACAAAAGATGACTATAACTATGCTTTTTTGCAAGACGATACAAAGTATTCCGATGAATGGAAAACGGCTACCTCATTATGGAATGGTGTTAAAGGGGCAGCGCGAAATATTGCTAATTATGGAATTGCACTAGGGAAATTTAATGAGAGTGCAGCACAAGACGAACAAACCTTAGGAATTAATATGCCGTTAGCATTCAGAGCGTTATATACTGCAGGAAATGTACTTGGCAGTACTGGTAGAGAGAAAGCTGTGTCTTTAGAAGAAGTTGCAAAATCTCCTTTGTTACAAAGAACGCCTGTTAAAGGTGATACTGCGCTTGGGCAGTTTGGACTTGTTGTGGCGGAAGCTGCACCATCAACTATTGCTCAATTTGGTCTTGCGTTAGCTGGTGCACCTGTTGTAGCTACAACCTTTATGGGATCACAAATAGCTGGTAGTCAGTATGAACGGTTAAATGCAGAAGGCGTAAAATTTGAAGATATGAAATTGCCTTTAATTACAAATGTTGTAGTTCAAGGCATATTAGAAAAAACAGGTATGGAAAAAATCCTTGCTAAAGTTCCTGGCGGAAAAGGGTACATTCAAAAATTTACCGAGATAATTAAACGCGGCGTAGAGGAAGGGTTTACAGAAGCGTTGCAGGAGTTCCCCGAAGGAGTAAGCGATATTATAGCGAAGAATCCAAATGCCAGAATTGGAGAACTTACGGATAAAATAATTAAAGCTTTCCCTGAAATGTCTAAAGATGCTATTTACTCTGGTCTAGTTGGTGGTGTATTTGGTGTTGGTTTTGGTGGATTGAAAGTTTTTAGTGATCGTACTAATAAACGTATTGATAAAGAAATACATAGAGAGCAACTTAGTATGATTGAAGAAGGCGCAGAGCGAATAAAAAAAAGCGGAGCGGAGCCTGCTTATGCAGCGTCTGTAGTAAATGCCAATTTGCAAGGCGAATTTGTTCAGGTGGACGGCGAGACTTTGTATCAGTATGCTCAGACACAAAATATTAATAATGTCGCAGAAACGCTTGGATTAGAACAAGAAGATATTGTCCAAGCAGCAAAGTCGGGACAGACCATAGATATTTTAGTAGGAAACTTTGAAGCAATGGTAGCAAAGAATGCAGATTTTATGAATGCTGTCAAAGATGGTATAACATTTGAAGATGATGGTTATTCAGTGAATAATGAGCGTCTGCAAAAAGAGATAGCTAAGGAATATCAGAAAGCAAAATATAATTTAGATGAATTTGAAAATTGGAAAACCGAAAAGGTAAACGAACTTCGACAGATTGGGGCAACAAAACAAGAAGCATTACAAGCGATGGTGTTGTTGGAAAGTGCCGCAAGAACTCAATATCCTGATGACCCTATGCAGTATTTTAGGGATAACCCTGTAAGCTTCAAACGAGTTATCAGCACTCCTAATGGCCGATATATGCAAACTAAAAGCGCTAACGAAAAATTGCTTGAGGATGAAAATAACTTTGCTGCTAATATTGATAAGTTTATATCAGGAAAATTGGTAGATAAAACTATTAGAGTAATGCAGACACCTCTTGCGTTAGAAGTTGCTGGTGCTAAAATATTGCCGGTAGATATGTCTGTTGAAAATCTTGATAAAGTTTTAAATGGAAAACATAAAAGTGATATGTCTGCTGATATAGTGAAGCAGATACCTAGGGCATTAACTGATCCCTTAATGATATTTGATACCTATGATGGTAAGAATGGTGCAAAAAGAAAAATAGTTGCTCTAGATTTAAAATCTAAAAATGGAGCAACCATTGTAGTGCCTTTTGAGCTTGAAGTAGATAATAAAAGCAATAAATATGTTATGAACGAAATTATAAGCGCATATGGTAAGACTGACAATAAGACAGGCGAACCACGCTATGAATGGTTTGCTAAGCAAATTGAAAACGGAAAATTAAGATATATCAATAAAGAAAAAACCGCTAAGCTGATTGAAAACGAGAAGCCCGAATGGCTCATGCCGTTTTCAACAGATAGCGGTTTTGTTAAGACTGACAAGTTGTTACAATCTCCTAGCAGCGATTCCGCTAGCAAAGGCAACAACCTTGGCAGTCTTCTTAATAATAGTATACCAGATGAAAATGCACTTCGCAAGAGACGAGAAGAAATGCAGGGATACTACCAAGCCGAAGGGAAAACTAAAGGCGCTATCACCTGGGACGAAGAAGGCAAAGCAATTATCAGCCTGTTTGAAGGGGCTGATGCTAGTACTGTTATTCACGAGGCGTTGGGACACTATTTGTCAGTGAATATTATGAGGCGCAGTAAGCTTCCTACCGCAACAGAACAGATGCGTAAAGATAGGCAGACACTCCTTGAATATGCAGAAAGCAGTGAAGAAGAATGGGCTGAACTTGATAAATATGATGGTGATCTTACCAAAGAGCAGTTTGACCGCAAAACAGCAATTTATGAACGTTGGGCAACTGGGGCGGAACAGTATTTTATGTTGGGTATTGCACCAAGTAAAGACTTGCGACGGATATTTGCAAACTGGAAAAAGTGGCTGCTTGGTATTTATAAATCGATCAAAGATTTTGTTGATGCTAATAAAGAATATGCAAAGGAGATTACTCCGGAGGTAAGAGCAGTATTTGACAGAGCGCTTGCAAGTGAGGAGGCTATCATAGAGCAACAAAAGCTAGACGGATATTTTGCCAAGCTTCCTGCTACTATTATAGATGCCCTTTCCGAGAAGTCTAAAATACAACTTGCTAAAACAATAGAAAATGCCTATGACAAAGCTGTTGAAAGCTTGACGAAAGAGAGCCTTAAAAATTTCACTAAAGAACGTAGTGCGGAAATAAAGGCATACAGAGATAAAGTTACTCCTTCGATTAAAGAAAATGTTCAAGGTCAAAAACTTTATTTAGCGGAAAGACAAATGATCGAAACATTAGGAGAAAAAAGTGCTGATACAGCTGCGCGAAAATATCAAGAGCTAATTGGTAGAGCAAAGAACTCCGAAGAAGTACTGACCGATAAAGAACAGGAATATATGTTATTGTTTTCTGCAGTGGCAGAGCAAAATGAATATGCTAGTGGAGAAGACTTTGCAAAATCTGTTCTTGTAAATCCTACGGAAGCACAGGCTATAAAAAATGCTGTTGATAAAGTTGTTAATGAGAAGTACCCTGACATAGTGCTTGAAAGACAGGTAGCTGAACTTGCGACTAAGGAAGCTTTCTATAGTGATGAAAGTGGATTGGTTCTAGGGGTTGAACAGCAAATCATCGAAGATGCTGCGGCTGGCATTCTCGCCAAACAGCGTAGCACAGAAACTAAAATGAAACTAGCTAAAGCACGTAGGCAACAAGCTATTAATGCTGCAGTTGAAATGATTGATAATATGTCAATAAAAGATTCAGTAAGAGTGCAAAAATTTATTGTTGCAGAGCGTAACGCCGCAGCTAAAGCTGCTGTTGCTGTAAGAGATGGAGATATGGAAACAGCCTTAACTCAGAAACGTTTACAGGCATTAAACCATGCTCTGGTTATGGAAAGTATGAAAACTAGACTTGCTGTAGATAAGGCGGGAAGAGCTTTAAAAAGGGCTAAGAATGCAAAAAAAGAAACTTGGGTTAATGATGACCATCTGTCTCAAGCAGGAGCATTGTTTGCAAGAATGGGTATAAAGTTAAAAGGATACGATCCGGCTAATAAAAAAATGACGCTTGAACAATACGTTAATGCTATGAATAAGTTTTTAGGAAACGCTGATATTGCTGAGTGGCTATTCGATGAAACTGTTGACATTTCTAATCCTACGGCATTAACGCGCAATCAATACTTTGATGTGGTTGACGCTATAAAAAATATCCGGGCTCTGGCAAAACAGGAAAAAGGCGTAGGCCTATTAGAAACTAAAAAGGATTTTAATGAATTCAAGGAAGAAACGTTATTGCACCTTCAAAAACTGAAAACAACCGAAAAGCTTGTTCCAGGAGAAAATGCAAAAGTAAACCTGATCGAAAAAGGAATAGCTCAAGGGTTAACATCCGACAGCATATATGAAATTCTCGACAAAGGGAAGCAAGGATTCTTTTACAATATGCTTTATCTTCCGCTAAAGCATAAGCTTGACATTGAAAGCGTTGATTTGGCTTATTTAGCAAATAAGTTTGAAACTGCGTCTAAACGTTGGAAAGAAGCTGTTGGGGATGTCTATGCAAAGGTAAGTTATTCAGAATTAGGCACAGATATAGATGGTGAACCATTAAAGATTGACAGAACGAATCTTGTCAAAATGCTTGTGTATTCAGGGACTCAGGAAAGCTTTAGGAGATTATGTGATACTCCACCGATTGGGCTTGAAAATTCGCCATTATGGGTAAGGGCGTCTGAGACTGTATCTGATGAAGCTGCAAGGCAAACTACTGCAGAAAACATTCTTAGATTTCTTAGCAATAACTTAACAAGCCATGATGTAGTTATGGCGCAAGAGTTAATAAATATCGCAGAATATAAATGGTCGGAAAAAGCAGAGAACGAACGACAGACTAAAGGCTTTACTCCTAAAAAACAGGAAGCGACACCTCGGGAACTTGTTCTTGCAGACGGTAATATTGTGATATTTAGAGGAGGATATTTCCCGCTTGTTAGAGATACAAGGGGAGGAAGTACTCCAGCAGGCAATACGCCGTTCACTGAAACAAATGAACCTCAGTTAAAATATGGTATGCATACTAATACCGGAAGCATGAAAGCAAGAACAGTAGGAGCAAAATACCCTGTTGATCTTACATTGGATGCAGGGATAAGAGAGATTAATGCGTCCATCCATGACTTACATTTTAGAAAAGTTATTCAGGGTGCTAACCGTATATTTAATGATAAAGATATAACAGGTCTTATGAGAGCTAAGCTTGGCACAGCAACTTTTAAAGCACTAAAAGAGCAAATAGATGTGACTGCTAGGCCTGAAGGCATGTATAATACTTCGGCAGCTGAAACATTTATAGGAGATGTAGCAGATAAACTGCGTGGTAAGGTTATTCCTTATATGATTGGTATGAGCCTTAAGATAAATACGCAGAATCTTGCTAATATAGCGCTTTATGGTAATACTGTTGAAGGATATGGACATATAGAGGCGTTACAGGACTTTATTACTAATGGAATTATGTTAGGCTGCAACTCGCCACGAGCAGCAAGAGAAATGTGGAAGACTGTACAGGAACTGTCGCCAATGATGGCTGAAAGATTCAAAGGCACTGATTTTACAACAAGGGAGCTGATGGAAAACAATAAATTGGATGGCATGACAAAAAAAGTATTGGAATGGTCGAATATGTCAATGGCATTTACAGATGGTTTGACAGCAATGCCAATATGGTACGGCGCATATACGCGGCAGATGAATAGAGGAAAAACTCAACAGGAAGCCATAGACTATGCAGATAGCATAATTAGAAAAACAATGGGTTCTACAAGAGCGACAGATGTTTCTTCTATGGTAAGAACTAAAGGCGCCACAAAAATATTTTTCATGTTTCAAACATTTTTTAATACACAATTCAACCAATGGTATGTTACATTTAAACGTCAAGAACTAAACCTTTCAGACAAGGAATATAAAAAGATGGCGAAAGAAATAACTAGTTTTGTTTGTGGAAAATGGATTGCATTTACGCTATTTTCACTTCTTCTTGCTGGAGAAAATCCATTTGTTGATGATGATGATGACGATTACAATGATTTCCTGTCAGAACTGTTTTCTTATCCGTTTACATTAGGAGGGCCAATAGGGCAGGGAGTAAATTTTGGAGTAAGGAGAATGTTTGATATGCAGACTTTCCCATATCGCATCTCTCCGATAGAGTCTTCGTTGAATACAGTATTTACTTCTACTTCGACTATTGGTGAAGTGGTTAGAGGTGAAAAAGAAAACGAAGAGCTTGTTGAGCCGGTTGTTAATTTAGCTCTTCTCTATAAAGGGTTGCCGAGCCAACTTAGCAAATGGTTCTTTAATGCTTGGGATATTTTATACGGTGATATGACACCGAGAACCGAGGATCTGTTCCGACGCAGACCCAAAAGAGAACGTGATGAATAAAAGAAACCCCCTCGAATTCGAGGGGGTTTTTACTTTAGATTGTCTTAAATTTTATGTTTGGGTTCTATCAAGTTTTTCTTTTAATTTATTAACGAAATTGCTAATAATTCTTTTATATAGATCTTTGGGTTTGGTGTTATCGAATATTGTTTGATTAGCTTTGGCTCTATCATCAATGAGAGACCAGACTGCATTGCCAGTTTTCATTTCGTAATTTGTAAATCGTACGGAGCAATAAGAAACTGGCACATTACCACCTCTGATATATTGTTGTTTAGTTCCATATGTTGTAACAGTACCGCTACCATATGGTGTAGTGACAAAAGATGTATCAACAGAAGGAAGGGTTAAATAATATCCTTCATAGTATTGAGAACCAATATCATAGGCCATAACTTCAGTTCTAATAACTAAATCCATGTTATCCTTCACAAAAGAACGATATAATTCATCTGCATTACTTGGGTTTGTTTTATATAGTTCGATGATATCAATATTGTGTTTTTCTTTTATCATATCAGCTATATTATAAGCAACATAAAATTTATAATTTTGCTGTTTTAAGTCTTTATAAATATCTGACATTTTTTCAAAAAATATATCTTCGGTTTCATTTTCTGAAATTCCATTTCTTGGAGGTAAAAAATAAAATTCTATCAAAACTTTACTGGCTTTCTTAAAATCAAAGTTTTTATCATGCCATTCTTGTTTTTCAGCGAAGCAATTGGAAGATATAAATAATATTGTGAACATAATAAATAATACTTTTTTCAAAACCTAAGCACTCCTTTTAATACATTTGTAAATTTAACATAGAAATATTAAATTCCAATTTTTTTATCCTGTATTCTAATTCGTTGATAGAAATAGAGTTATTCAATCTTTCAGTTTCTGATTCTTCTATTCGGTGTTCTAAATCAGTTCCCCTAACTTCAATATCATTGATTTTAGATTCAACAGTATCTATTCTGTCCTCAATAGAATCTACTCGTAAAGTATCATTGTTTTCATTAATAGTATCTATTTTGGATTCTAGATTTGCACAATGCCATTGTAAATTGTTAATTTGTGATTTTAATATCCCTATTTGATAGATCTCTAATATAACAATTAAAGTTAAAAATAAAATTAATATTTTAGATTTTGAGTGCAAAACCTCTGAAATTTTATCTTTCATGATTCTCCTTCTTTCTTATAAAAGCAGGCAATAAATAAATTAATGCCTGTGGTAAGTTCCTGTACTTCTATCCCAATGTCCTCCGTTAGAATCAGTGCGGCCGGGATGTGCAAAAGCAGTGGCAGCCAAAGCTAATGTAAAAACTAAAAATAGAACAGTTAATTTTTTCATATAAAGCACCTCCTTAATACTATGAAACATAGACAAGATCTTATAAGTGAATAATTACCAACCTTTTTTAGCTGTTTGTGCTAACCTTTCAGCATCCGAGGCAGTTATTTCTTTATTTATGGCAGTAGAAAATAAGTTTAGATATAAATTACCATTATATTTTTCTTGAGTAAATTGTCGTCCTATTTCCAAATCTAAGGCGATTGTGGTTATATTACCAGCCCATACTTGAAAAACTCTATAAGACATTAAATTATCATTTTTTTCTGTAGAAGTTTGTGGAGTACCAAAAAATGCTAATAGTTTAGGGGATAAGTCCTTGTATTTATCAAGAACATCTTGATAATATTCGTTGTGATTAAATTCTATGAGAATACTACTTAATCTTCCGTTATAGAAAAACATTGATACTGGGTTAACGAATGTAACATCGCTTAATTTATTATCATCAATGTAAACATCATAATTGACTATATTTTCTTTAGGTCTATTAAATTCGACAAAAAAGTAAGTTGGCTGTTTATTTGATATCTCCTCTAGAGTATCTCCCCATTCTAATCCTCTAAAACCAGTTGGTTCATTTTGATATGCGAGTACACTTAACGGAAACATCAATAAATATATAAATATAAAAAGAATTTTCATAGTGCCTCCTACAAATGATATTACTACATTTTTCACAATTATAACACATTTATAAATTATTGAAAATAACACTTGACTTTTTGAAACTCAAAAATTATAATTTAATTAGTGAGGTTCATAAAGTGAGGTGAAATGATGTGAGCCCTAGGATAGGAAGGCCAAAACTAGATAATCCTAAGAATATTGATGTTACAGTAAGAATAACATCTGAAATGAATGACAGACTATTAGAATATGCAAAAACGCATAATCAAACAAGAGTTGAAGTCATTCGTAAAGGGATTGAAATAGTTTTGGGTTCAGAAAAAAAATAAGAAACAGCCCCCAGCACGACCAAGCACAAAGGGACTGTTTCAATACCAACCACAAGAGTTGATAAATTTATTATATCATACTCCTGTGGGAATGAATAGGAGCAAGGATATATGAATAACATCAAAAGTTTAACCTTAGATAGTCGTGAAGTAGCAATTATGCTAGGCAAGAATCACGCTCACTTGTTGAGAGATATTGATACTTACACAAAGTATTTCATTGAATCCAAAATTGGTTTCAATGAATTTTTCCAAGAATCGACCTATAAAGATAAGGTTGGTCGTAGGTTGAGAATCTATCAAATAACTAAGAAAGGCTGTGAGTTTTTAGCTCATAAGCAAACCGGTCGCAAAGGATCGTCGTTTACCGCATCTTATATCAACCGTTTTCACGAAATGGAAGCACAGCTAAGCAAAAAGCCTTTGCAGCAAACACTTATTGAGGAAGCTTATAAGCCTACGGTAAAATATTGGAAAGGCGTACCGGTGTTAACTAAGTTAGACGTAGCTATGATTTTAAAGGTTGATGCGTCGTCGATTCAAAATTATATTCGTAGACCGTGGTTTATGACAGAGAATGTAGATTTTTACTTCTTGCGTGGACATGACTTATTCGAGTACCGCAGAGAGAATAAAATCAAGTCTACAATCGCTGCCTTAATAGTACTTACCGAAAGTGGAGTTAGAAAGATATACGAAGCTAGAAATCGAAAATTTACACCTGCTGAATTGTTCCCGGTAAAATCGTCGTGTGAGCCACAAAGACCTATGCTTGTTAATGCGCCTATGAATATAGAGCTGCAGAAGAAGATAAAGGATTTAGAAGGCAAGCTGATTGCTTTGCATGAAGTATTAAATTTATATAACCGTTGTAATACTTCTGAAAAATCTCGTTGTTTTGCAAATACTCTTAATGAGCTGGGGTTACAGATATTCAGTAATATTCGTGCAATTAGCGATGTAAAATTAACTTCATATGATAATTATGAAATTGGCTTCCGTTTGGGAAATATGATGACTAGATAAAATATGTAGAATAATTTTAGTGGCGGAATTTTCCGCCACTAAATTTTATCAGGAAAGTATCCACGAATATCGTGTCCTGACGAAGAAAAAAGGGCATTGGAGAAATTTGTCGAAGTTGTAAGAAGCACATCTCAAGAAGAATTTGCAAGAAAATATATAAATGAAGATAGTGATAAAATGACAGAGACAAAAAGCGAGATCTCCACCGCTGATAGAAAAGAAGTAAAAGAACAAATCAAAGGCGGTGTAAATAATGAATAAAGTGCGGAAATCATTTAGGGAGCTGTTGAACAAATTGTCTCCGGCGCAGCTTGAAGAAGTAGCAGCCATAGCATATGAGATAAAGAAAGAACGTGAATCGTCGTCGAAGGTAGTTCGGTTTATGGATAAGTCCAGCCGGCGTTGTTATGATCATGGGTATAAGCTTGGTCTGATGTTAGGAAATAAATTTTAAAAAGTTTCCGACAAAATGCCCTTTAACAAGAGTTAAAATAGTAATGTAAGGTTATTGGATATGAGAGCAGAGGCGATGTAAAAAAATTAAAAATGTATCCGACAAAACCACTATAAAAATGAGTTAAAATAGTATCATAAAGTTAGTTAGAACTTAATAGAAAGCGCTTACTTCGGTAGGCGCTTTTTTATTTGGAAGGAGAGGCTTATGGAAACAAAACACAGTAACAAAGAGCAAGTTTTAAATTTATTTCAAAGTATGATTAATGAATTAAGAACTAAAAATTTTAAGAATGAAGATTACAGATTGTTTGGTGAAATTTTTGCAAGATTAGGAAGTATTTGCCATGATCTAAAAGAGTTTGAATCATCTGCAATGCTTTTAGAAAAAGCATTATCTAAAAATCGAGGCGATCTATTAAGCGAACCCGAAGAACCTGATTCTTAATGTCATTAATTATTAAAACTGAAAATTTCTAGTATTAATAAATTGAAGAACAAAGGCATACTTCCAGTTATAGAACAGGAGTGAAATTATGGATAAAGAGGCTATCATACAAGACCAAATAAATTTACTGTTGGAGGAGCAGAAGAAGGCTGCATCTTTGGACGAGAAGTTAAAGATAGCATCAACCATAGCCAGTATGTTAAATGCTACTGTGGTTAAAGATGCTCCGGCCTCAGCAAAAATATAGGGGGCGAGCATATGACTGTACAGAATACGACAGTTAAAGATATTTATGTTGGTAATGGAGCGACAACGAAATTCCCAATAACATTTCAGATGACGGATCATCCTGAATATATAAAAGTATATATTACAGGTGATGATAGCGTTGCCGTAGAAACGGAGAATTTTTCTGTCGATCTTGGAGCTAAAACAGTTACTTATCCAGCTAATGGCGATCCGCTGCCTGAAGGGCATAAAATAACTATTTATCGTGAGCTGCCATTGTATCAGCTAATGAACCTGGTTAATCAAGGTCCGTTTTTTGCAGAGAATATTGAATTGTCTTTTGACGATCTAACTTTTATATGTCAGCAATTAAATGAAAAATTGAATAGGACATTATCTGCTGGTATTGATATAAGTAATTTTAATAATACTTTTCCTGTAAAGGCTGGAATGAGCTTTAGAATCAATGATGCTGGTGATGGGCTTGTGCTGACGGAGGACCCGGCGAGGGTGTTACCTTTAGCTAAAGATGTATTAGAGCAAACGAAACAGGTCAAAGAGAGCGCCGTTAACGAAACAACAAATATTAAAAATACTGCAATCGAAGAGCTGACCGCTATAAAAGATGCTGCAGTAAATGAGACTACGAAAATAAAGGACGAAGCTGTTGCTGCTAAAAATACCGCTGTTAAAGCTGCGACTACTGCGGCAGAAGATGCTGTTAATAACGTTCAAACGTTACTTGATGAAAAAGTGGCTGCCGCAGAAAACGCAAAAAGTGCAGCTGTTTCTTCTGCTGAATCAGCATTAGCAAGTAAAAATGCTGCGGCTGCATCACAGTCGTCTGCTGCTGCCAGTGCAGAAACAGCCCAGGCTTCGGCAGAATCAGCTTCTAGCAGTGCTAATGCAGCATTAGCAAGTAAAAATGCAGCATTAACAAGTGAGAATAATGCGAAAGCTAGTGAAACTAAATCTGCAAAAAGTGAAGAAAATGCTAAGGCTGCTGAAACTGCTGCAGAAAATAGTAAAAAAAGTGCTTCAGATTCCGCTAGTGCGGCTTCTAGTAGTGCTGAATCTGCATTAGAATCTAAAACGTTAGCTGCAGCATCAGCAAATTCAGCTTCTGCGAGTAAGACAAGTGCAGAAAGCAGTGCTAAATCAGCAGCATCTTCAGCAACTACAGCTACAGAGCAGGCAGACAGAGCGCAGGGTATTGCTGATAGCTTAGAAGGTTTAGCTGGTATTACTGGTATAGCGACAACAGAGGAAGCTATTGCCGGTGTAGTTGATAACAAAGCAATGACGCCGTTAAAGACGAAAGAGGCTATAGAGCAAGGTGCTAATGTTTTTACAGCTTTAAATACTTTCAGAGCAAACATTGCTGTATCAAGTGGCACAACAGCAGGCAGTCAAGGACAAATTATTTTAGGCAACAAACCCCAATCAGCAACAGTACAAGCGAATATTATATCTAGAACAAATGGGGCGTTAAACTATATTGCGACAGAAAACACTGGACACTATTTCAGAATTGGCAATAATAATGCGTCTATATCAATAACTACTAACGACAGTGAAACAGCAATCCTTTCACATAATGCCTTTGAATTTGCGCGAATAACAAATGTCGGTGTTGCGAAGTGGTTAGGTAATGCAAATACCGCTACGAAACTAGAAACCGCCTGCACAATAAACGGCGTAGCATTTGACGGTACGAAAGACATAACCATATACAATACAGAAGGACACTTGGTGTTCCCAAATGGTGCTGAATTTTGGATAGGGTGATATTATGGCAGAATTAGCAAAGAAATTGAATTTTAAAAAAGATGGCGTGCAACAAACTGCAAAGGCTTACTCAACAACGGCCGAGGCTGGGGCTGAGTATATTGAAAACAAAATCGACGGTGTAAAGTGTTATGTTGCCGTTGGCGACCCGGCAGACAGCAGGGCGATTGTGGGAAAGATCAAGAAAAGCAGTACAGCCGCAGAAAGGGCTATATTGAACAGTGGCAAACCAACTTATGCCGAGATGTCATGGACAACGCCAGGAACTTACACGTTTACTGTGCCATGGGGCGTTACAAACATTCAAGCTGTTATTTTAGGTGCTGGCGGCGGTGGTGGCGGCGGTGCAAATGGCGGCAGCGGTGGTGGCGGCGGTGCTGGCTATTTGATTCAACAAAATATTACTGTAGTTCCTAATTCTACACTTGTTATTGTTGTTGGCAATGGTGGTGCTGGCGGTACTGGCGGTGGCGGTACTAACGGTATTACTCCTACTAATGGTTATAATGGTGATGCTAGTAAAATAGACGATATAATTGCAAATGGCGGCGGTGGCGGCGGTGCTGCTAAGACTAGTATTTTTGGTGGTAGCGGTACTGGCGGTACTGGCGGTGCAAATGGCGGTACTGGCAATTATAATAATGGTGGTACTGGTGGTACAGTAAGTAACGAGTATTATGGTGCTGCTGGTACTGGCGGTGGCGGTACTACTGCTGGCGGTAATGGTGGTACTGGTGCTGGTGGCGGTGGTGGTGGCATTAGTGGCGGTACCGGTGGTTCTAGAGGTGGCAATGGTGGTGCTGGTGGTGCTGGCTTTGTCTTTATTGCATACGGGGGCGATATTTAATGGCTAAAAATAGGTTCGCACAACCTTTATACGGCAAGATAATTTATATTTATGAAACTGACTTAAAAAAAGAGGAATTGGCAACAATTTTTGATCCGTCAACATACTGGATTGATGTAACAGGATTGGACTGTGAAGTTGGCTATATCCTGGAATATGTTGAAGGTGGCGGCTTGCGTTTTGTTCCACCGCCTAATGAAGAATACACCTTTGAGGAAGAACAAGCCCGAATGCTTGAAAAGGTAGACGTCTGGACTGAAAGTAAAATTACTGGCGGTTTCATATCTGAATGTACTGGTAATCCTGTGAGGTATGATAGCGATAAAGATACTCAGCTTACGATGCAGGGAATCGCACTGAATGTCAGCACAGAACGTTTTGCAAACGAATATCCTTTGGGATGTCCAGTCCGGGGCTATAAAGAAGGAGAAACTGAAAAAACAATACAGTATATTAACGCTGCTCAGGTATATACCTGGTGTGCTGATTTATCGTCTCATATAGGTGCTTGCAAGCAGCAAGGATGGATTAAACAGGCACAGGTAGAGGCAGCGTTAAGCAAAGAGGATTTGGATGCTATTATATTAGATTAGGCGGTGCAAAGATGGTTGAAATGGCAATGGCCTCAATAACAATCTTTAGCTTTTTATTTGGCATAGTAGGTTTTGTATTTAAGATTTGGATAATAAATCCTTTGTCTACGGCGATAGAGAACCTGCAAAAGACTGTTGACGCTTTAGCTAAGACTATTAATAGGGAGCAAGAACGTACGACAGATTTAAAAATAAAATTTGCTGAGATTGATCAGAGGGCAAAATCTGCACATAACAGAATTGACGAAGTTGGTGAACGGTTATTGCTGGTAGAAAACAAATGTAATAACTGTTCATGTAAGGATAAGTGATATTTATGTTTGAGAAAATAAAAAACTTAATAGTGAGTGCCAGAAATAAAGTAGCCTCAATGTCGTCAAAAATAATGGCTGTCATTGTAGGCTATTTTATTGCAGTCGTTTTGCTGGTACTGACCTATTACGCTGCGTGGATGTATATGTGGTTGTGGTTGGATAAGATTGTTATGTCTGATCTTCTAGCACTGATAAGAGAGGTTATAGGACCGGCTATGGTTGCATTTGTGACTTTTATAGCTACGAGTTTAGTAGACAAAAACGAGAATGGAGTGCCTGATCCATTTGAAAAGGAGGCAGAGAATAATGGTGACAAAAAGAATCACTTTAGATGAGCTACGGCAGTTAGCAGCAAGGGCTAGAGGTAATATTGATAAGATCTATCTACATTGGTCAGCTGGTTATTATCACCAGTTTTTTAGTGACTATCACCTAAACATTGACAGCGACGGCGCTGTTATGGCGACAACAGATGATTTAACTGAATATAAGGCTCATACATGGCGGCGCAATTATAGAGCTATTGGGATTGCTTTATCGTGCTGTGTAGATGCTGTAGCCTATGCTGATGGGAATATCGACTTTGGCAACGTGCCACCGACAGAGTTACAGATAGATAGTATGGCGAAAGTTGTAGCTGTACTGTGTGAGGAACTTGGATTGGACATTAATGCCGATACCGTAATGACACATGCAGAAGCAGCAGACTTAGACGACTACGGCCCGGCAACTACTTTTGAACGCTGGGACTTGTGGAAATTGCCAGATGTGCCAGGCGACGGAGAACTGAAACCAGGCGGTGATGTTATTCGTGGTAAGGCTATCTGGTGGCATCATAATTGGTAAAGATTGTATAAGGAGGTGACTAATATGGAAAAACAGCGTATTTTGATTTGGGCTGGTATTGCTCTTGCGATTCTGGTAGGGTGCATTACTTATTACAATCTGTAAGATAAAACCCAGCCACAGAATTAGCCTGTGCGTTGTTTTATCTCTAAAATACTAGGAAATATAAGTAGGAGTATAGAAAACGGCGCACAGGTTGATTATATTGAAAATAGAACTTAATGATAATGAAATAGAATTTAATTTGAAAGAAGGGCAGAAAGTGAATGAAGAAAAACAAATCAGGTATAGCAAGTATCTTGTTATTAGTTTTGCCCTTAGTGCTGTGCTTATCATTTTCTTTAAATTGTTTTGCGGAGGAACTTCCGGAAACAATAACGATGTCCAGGGAACAGTTCAACGAATTGCAGACGATAATAAACAGACAGGAAAATCTGTTGATAGGGCTATCGAACACGTTGGAACTGCAGCAGATGAACTCGAACGAGCTGAAGAAGCTAATCGAAGAGCAGCGTTTATCTTATCAGAAGATAAGGAGCGAGCTAATGCTTGCGCAGGAATCATTGTCGAACTCCAAAAAAACAATAGCAGAGCAAAACAAATCCTTGCAGACGTTGAGCTTTCAAATAAAACAAGAAAAGTCCAGAAGTGAATTAAAGCAGAGGCAGAAGGCCTTTTGGGGATTTGCAGGAGGGGTATTAGTAGGAGCGATAGCAGCGAGCAGGTGATTATATGGATACTTGCCGTTTGCAGGCAAGAGATTGGCTTTCGCAGTCCACTCGAAAGGAATTTGAAGCAATCATTTCAGAAGCCAAACTAACGCCGCGGCAAATAGAAATTATAGAACTCAAGTTTATTCACGATCTTAAAAACTATCAAATAGCAATGAAAATAGATACGTCAGTGCAAACGGTCGAAAGAGATCTGCAGCAGGCGTATAATTCAGTTAAGAGAGCATTAAAGGCAGTCACATAATAGTTGTGGCTGCCTTATTTTTTATGCCCATATTAGGGAATTATGAGGGAATGTTTACGGATTATAAGAGCTGATTTAGGCGACAATATAAGTAAGAAACGGAGGCGATAACAATGTATGTAAATCCTTATGCTCCTGTTAATCCAGCAATGATGGGAGTAACTCAGCAACGTTTAAATAATTATCAAGCTCAAATGCCGCAGATACCGGCATATCAGCAACAGCAGTTTGTTCCACAACCGCCTATGCCCCTGATGATGAAAGGGCGTACAGTTGCAAGTTTAGACGAAGTAAAGGCTGCCCAAATTGATTTAGATGGAAGCCTGACATATTTCCCTTGTCCGGCCGATAATTGTATTTATGCAAAAGCTATTGATATGAATGGTATGCCGGTTATCCAAACTTATAAACTTTCGTTTGAAAAAGAGGCTATACCTAAACGTTATGCTGATGCAGAAGTAGTAGAGGCCCTGCAGCAAAAAGTAAGCTCATTAGAGCGTTATATGAATATGAAAGGGGAGAATATAAATGCAAATGAATCCGTTCACAATGATGCAAATATTCAATCAGCTTCGCAGCAACCCAAACCCGATGGAAGCAATGCAGAAAATGCTGGGGAACAATCCCCTGTTTGGGCGCGCAATGGAAATGGCGCAAGGTAAGTCTCCAGAACAGTTAAAAGAAACTGTTATGAATCTCGCCCAGCAACGTGGTATTGATCCTCAACAGGCTCAACAGCTTTTATCGCAATTTGGTATTAAAATCTGACCGGTGGCCACCAAAGGATTTTAAACAATAAATCTAAAGGAGATGTTCTATATGACTATGGAAGGTACTGGCGTAATGCCTGTATACGATTTGAATAACCGTACCGCAGCAGCAGACGGCGCAGGTTTTGGCGGCGGCTGGATGTGGGTAGTAATGTTATTCTTTCTGCTTGCCTGGGGCGGCGGTGGATTCGGTGGGTTCGGAGGCGGCGCCAATGGTGCTGTAAATACTTTGACTAATGAATTTCTCTATACCAATCTGAATAATACTTTAAATCAAGGTTTTACTCAAGTAGCAAACCAGAGTTTTGGCATTCAAAAAGACCTGTGTCAAGGTTTTAGCGGTGTACAATCTGCTATTGCTGAAAGCCGTTTTGCCGCTCAGCAATGCTGCTGCGAAACCAATCGTAACATTGATGCGGTTCGTGCAGAAAATTACAAGAACACTTGTGAGATCACGACTGCAATTCATGCAGAAGGTGAAGCAACTCGTGCTTTGATTACTGCTAACGTAATGCAGGAATTGCGCGATCAGCTGCAAGCTGCTCAACTGCAACTTGGTAACGTTGCTCAAACTACCAACATTATCAACGCAGTACGCCCGTTCCCGCAACCGGCTTATATCACTTGTAGCCCTTATACGGCTATGAATGGCTATGGCTGCAACGGCTGTGGTAACTGCTAATATCCGCTGAATGCGTGACTAAGAAACAGGGGAGCTGTCACGCTTCCCTGTTTTAATTTAAGGAGATGAGTTATAAATGGCAACTTGTAATTGCAGAACTATATTGACCACGGCTGTAGCAGTAAGCGGCAGTAACTTGGTATTGACCATTCCTGCCGGCACTTATGAAAACTGCGTTAGATATTGTATTAGGATAGCGCAGGATATTCCTTCTACTGCTACAAATCTTATGCCAGTAGTTATTAAAATCGGTACTGGTGCTACTTTGTATAATGTAAATCGTAAATGCGGACATCATTTATATGCCAATCAGGTAAGAACCAGACGTAATTATTCTTTGCTGGTAGCTGCTGACAGCGCAACCTTTGTTCTTGAATGCGGCTATATTGCTGCCTGCAACTGTGGTACTGTAACCGGACTGCCTGTAGCAACAGCAGAACCTGCAGAGGATAACACTGAAGTTCAGACCGTAAAAAACACTAAGGCGGTGAGCAAGGATGCATAAGTACGAAGATTATATTGATATCGTGGACGGCGATGAAATGAAAGAAGATGAAATCGATTGTATCGTCTGTGGAGCTTTGGAAAAACTTAAAGCACACGATGAAGATGATTATGAAGCTGTAATGATGAAAATTCATTGTGTAGCTCATGGACCGCACTTTGATGAGCATCTTGCTAAAAAAGCCGTTTCGGAAATGAAGAATGTTGACGGCACTACCGGCGAGCATTGGACAGTAGAAGAAACGACCCGTGTCATGGATCAGAACGGTGTACATGCCAATAAGTACGACTGGTATTATTTAATGAATATGCTGCATAGCGATTATTCTCACCTATGGGGAGAAGATGTTGCTCAGTACGTTAAATTTGCCAAAGCGTATATCAATGATCCTGATGCCGGAGCAGGTAAAGTTTTTTATCTGTGGAGAGCTGGAAAACATCATCATTAATATGTTAAAAGTGGTCGCAGTTTTGGTCGCACTTTAGTACTTTTTACTACCATTTCGCGACCTCTTACGACGTGTTGAAAAATAATTTTGAAACAAAATAAAAACCGTCAAAGCCCTTTAAAACTAGGCTTTGACGGCACTTTTTTATTGGTACGCCCGAGTGGAATCGAACCACCGCACACGGCTCCGGAGGCCGATGCT